CGTCCGTCGCGACGGACGATCTTAGGCTGCTCTTCATTCTTATCATTACCAATGATGTACCCCAGTACCTTAATCTCGATATTCGTTTGAAATTTTCTCTCTTCTGTCGTAAGGTTGGTTAAGTTATTGTTGACACCATATGCCTCTTGTATGAATGCCTCATAACCATGGCCATCATGCTTAATTTTTACCAAATTAATGCCGCCCGGTTGGGTGATAAAAGGTGAGATCATTTCATTTATTTGTTGCTGGTATTCAGCATATAGTGTAACTTTGTATGAAACTTCAATATACACTGGGATTGGTATTGTTATCGTCTCGTATACCGTCTTATTGGCAGTCCGATCCCTCATGTTTTTTTGATTGTAGTTTCTCTTTGCTCTGGCGTTTTGAAAATTTTGTGTCTTGTCCTGCTTGATCACCCTTGCAATAGTAATAACACCCCCCTTAGCATCGCTCACTTCAGGTACTGCTGCATATAAAGCGCCTTTTCTAGCTAAATTTTTGTTTATATTGGCTCTTTCAATGGTAATTACTGGTTTAATTAGGGTGCCAGAAGAGTCCCTCAAGTCTTTATTATCTTTGACTTGGAAAGACCTCTCTGCTGACGTCCAGATAACCGGTACCTTTTTAAATCCCTCATTTGTGTCGCATGCGATTTTCAGATCATTTATGAAAGTTGTCAATGCAGTATCAATAGTCTCCATAGTAGAAGGCATAAAATACTCTTCCTTAACTTTACTTTCATCATGTACTGACCTGCTGTCTATATTAAGTGGCATCGAAAAGTCCCTTTCTCGCTTTTACGCATTTAGCTGATATTTCCATTCTATGATCGATCTGGCCAAACAACTGGCTAGGTTCCGAGAGTGATACGATTTCGTAATATATGCTACCATACAAAACGAAGTCTCCCTCACGAACAAAAAGATCTTGATCTTCTGTCAACCTCCTCTTGTGGAAGTGAACAGTTAACTCTGATTTTTTATCAACACCAAAGCTAGTCTCGGTACTCGTCTCCAGCCCTTCGAAGTTTACCAAAGCGTATACCCTTACTGGTGGTAAAAACGTCTTCTTAATTGCCTCGCCATATACAGGATGATAATCAGTGTGATCGATACTTATGGGATAATATAATACTTGCTGGCCAATAACTCTCTCAATAAGCTCATCGTTGACCTGCTTAACAAGATTACGCTCCTTTTCCCCCAAGAACATAGGAGGAGGAGGTTGGCTCGGTTGAGACCAATTATTGTCGTCATGGCTCATTTATGTTACCCCACAAATATTGTCATTGGCACGTGCTGCTGAACTTTGCTAGCTGCTTCCATCTTGGATGCTTCTTCTTGTGCGAGTTTACCATAGGTCAGTTCATCCAGAACTGTCTTGAGTTCTTCTCTCAACTTGTCTTGCTCGTCCTTACTCTGGGCTAACAGCTCGCTATGATTAAGGACGACCGATTCTCCGGGTATTGGCATGGTTTGGAACTTGCCACGTACTTGACCTAACATCTCCTTGCAGAGGGCTAAACAAAATCTTCGAATCCATTGCTTACCAATAGAATTTATATTTTCATATGGTATGTTAGCAAACGGAAGGGTATTCATATTGTTGATGCCTCTGGCGCCGTTCTCTCTATCTTCGTCTTCCTCCCATGGGTCAGTAGCTACATAAAACTGAACCCATAGTCTATCCGGATGGTGAGATGTAGGGGTAGGAAAAACTCTTATTTTATTGTTGTTCAGCTCATAAGAATAGTGAGACAATCGTGTATATACAGAATCATCAAAGGCCATGGCCTGCATCTTATTTTGCCAAGCAGGAATCAGTTCAAAGGTTGAATTATCAGCCCATTGGCCATAGTTGTGAAGGTTACCAACAACACTTAGTCCCCCGTAATACCCAAAGAACCTCCACATTGTGGCCGGTGTTTTATAGAAAACTTTTTTAATGCTAATCTTCTTATTTCCGACTTTATTATAATAGGGGGCTTGGTCGTCGTTTGATGCGGATACTGCAATTATCTGCTGTAAATCATAATCTTGCTGACTGGCTGATAGTGAGAAAGATGCCGAGTATAGCGTCTCGCCGCCGCCTGCGCCGGCTTCCTCGGCGGTGCCGAAGGCTATCCTCTTGGAGTATTGAAAATTAAATCGCGGATACTTTAAAGCAACATGTGTACCGGCCAAGCTGGAAGATAGTGTGCCGGCCTGAAGTTCTCCATCCTGATCAAAGGTACCGGTTGTATGGCCAAGATAATCAGACATAACGTTCTTTGCCTGATGGATATTGACGATGTAAGAATATTCCAGCACAGCCTCTTCATATGCGGCATACACCTGATACTCTGTTAATTCTATGTCAAGTACATCACCACCTAGTTTCTTATAAACATAGGCCACTTGATCCACGGCTCCGGAAACAAATTCGAATGAATGCTGGTTTCCAGGTGCGCCGGCATATATACCAAAAGGTAAGGGGTTAAGTGTTGAATTTACGTGTGCGTGGGCGCCCGTAACTGGCAGTATTATCGCACTAATGGCACTAGCAGGCGTTAAAGTTGGTACTGACATTCAGTGTTTTCCTCCGGAGTCTAACATAAATAGTTTCTCACAAACAAAAACCCTCGCCTACAAAGAGACGAGGGTTTTTTGTGAATCAATAATTATAAATTACTGATTAGCCCATGAGGTCTTTGACAACAACAAGGCCGTACATATCAGGCCGCACCATCTTCTTGGCGTATCGGGTCATGACGCCCTTACGAGGTACGAAGTCCTCGACACCGAAGATTGTTGGGGTTACCTGGAGAGGTACATAAGGTGCGTACACATATCCACTCTCAAGGAAGCTATTGCCCTTGCGACCTACAAGAACAACGTTTCGCAGGAAGTAAGGATCAACGTAAATGTCCCACTTCTTGGAAAGTGCGCCAACCTTGACAGCGCCTGCGCTACCAACGTCAGAATCAACAGTTACGCTAGCGCGGAAACCGGCTGTGAACTCAAGAATGTTAGCAACCTCTGGGCCACAAACAATAAAGTTCGCACCGCCTCGCAGCGTTTTACGATGAATCTGAGCCGAGATATCGTTGATCGTCTCAACGAGAGTCTCGTACCACTCACTAACAGTACCAGTAAAGTCAGCTCCGAGAAGCGACTCATTAGAGAACGTACTAATATCCGTGCCAGTTGAACGGTCGATGAATCGGCCCGGTCTACGGGACCAGTAGTACTTGCCAGCCGAAGCGCGTTGGACGAGATCGTTAAGAATCTCTTGGTCGATCTCAAGAGCAATCTGCTCAGAAAGAATGCTAGTAAGCTCAACCTCGGCATCGAGGTTGTGATAAGCATTAAGATCTTGAGCTAACTCTGGGGTCCACTTAGCTTTGAGCTTCTTGGTGACCGCTGTGACAGCAACACTATCAACGTTGATATCGATCTCGGGGATAATATCACGCTCGATACTGTCAAAGGTATTTCCTTCTGAATTACCTGCACCTTCAAGTCCCCAATTGGTTCCACCCTGAACGGCACCGACAGCGCCGGCGGTCTCAAAGGTGTCAGCCGTAGGATAAGTAACAGAAGCTGAAGCAATGTCACCTGCATCCAGGAGAGTTGAACTAGTACTCTTGAAGAATAAGTGAATATTACCGCTGTCATCTTTACGAGTCAAGCGACGAATCTGGGTCTCAGTCGACCCGGAGGTCCAGGCGCCGGAGATTGCGATAAGATTATCCAAGTTCAAGTCAGACGGAACTGCAGAAAAAGAAACAGCTTTCTCAATAACATAGTTGGTTGTAAGAGCCAACACGTCTGGGTCGTAGCGAAGTGCTTTCTTCTGAGCATCTGTCAGAGAAGTCATAAGAGTTGCAGTGCTAATATCAATAGACTCATTGTTCATAGCAGTTGCATTGTGCCCAATGAGGCCCAATAAGGTTGAACCAGTTGGTGAACTGTAACCGGACTGGAGGTTGTAGAAACCTCCGCCATCTTCGGTGAGGTCAGAGACACCACCGGTGATTGCTTGGCCAACAACACCACCACCATATACAGACTCGGTAGATGCAACGCCACCGCGCAGACCTGACGTGTCGCCGTCGCCACCATCATGGCTACCATCGGCATACTTGAAGTCCAGGAAAAAGATGAGCCCACTAGGCAGACTCATCGGCTGAACGCTTACGAGCTTGTTGGCAACCAAGCCACCGAAGACGCGTCGTACAATTGGAAAGGCAACAGCTGCGAAACCTTCAACATCGCCACCAGCCATCGAGGAAGCTTCACGGAGAAGCTCCTTAGCTTGGTTTTCGAGAAGAACAGCCATACCTTGTCGGCTTTGGTCTTCGAGACCCTCCAGAAGACCGGTCTTTTCCCATTTATCGAGAAGAGCGGCACCTTCCTTAGCGAGGTCGCGATTAACAATACCTTCAGTAAGTTTTTGTAGAACAGACATTAATTATCACCTCCTTTAGTGTTTTTGAATTCCAGCTAAACGCTGCATTCGTTCTACTGCAGGGTCAAAAGTTTTCATCTCCTGCATATTATTATGATAGATCAGTCGAGAAGATTTTCTCTCCACAGCTTCGTCCAGTGATTTCGGCCTTCTCCTATTAGGAGCGCTCTGCACTGTACTTTTAAGCGTCTTGAAAATAACTTTCGCTTCTTCTATCGTACCAGCATCACTAATCGACTCGACAATTGTATTTTTTTGTCGCTCATTCAAGGAGGCAATAGCTAATGTTTGGTTTGTGTAAATCAACTTTGCGTTAGATAAAGAAACTTCATCTAACTTTTCTTTAAGTTGCAAAATAATCCTCTTCAGTTTTGAATTATCTGCGTCGAGCTTTTCAACATTCTCTTTAAGCTCTTTTTCTTTTTCTTCTTTCGCGGCCATCTCAGCCTTAAAGCGCAAGATCTCATGATCTTCCTCGATCTTGGCAGTGTTTGACCCAGTTGAGCCGTTAGGAGTTAACTCATGATCAAATACCAACTCTTCGATCAAGTCTTTAATTGTATCTGCGTCGATGCTAACTTCTTCTTCCTCTTCCACGTTCTCAGCTAGATTTCGAAGCTCTTGCTCATCTTCAACCTCCAAAGCAATTTCCTCTCTAGAGCGAACCTCGGATGCTTCCGGTTCATCGGACAAATCAAAATTTAAATCAATTTCAACGATTTCATCATCAGCAGCTGATGCATCTACTGCTAGGTCCAAATCCTGAACCACTTGGTCGGATTCTTCAGAGCCTCCTTCTGCTTCGAGATCTTGGTCAAAAACTGCTTCTTGCTCGTCTTGCTCCAGAAGAGATTCAACTGCCTCTTTTATCTCGTGAGAATATTTTTCTAAAATTTCAGCTTCTGCATTCTTAACAGCCGCTTCCTTCAAAGCATTTGCATCAATAATAGCTTGTTCTAGCATCGAAGACATTTTATTAACTCCTATAAAAAATTATTAGTCTAAATAAATAGTATTTGCAACTTCAAAAAGCCCTTTAGCCAACACCCGAAGATCCAGACCAGTTCGGATGAGTACCATTACCTTCTAGAGAAGAGGTCGGAATCATAGTTAAACCAGCAGCAATTTGGGCCGAACCATGGTCGGTGTTGTCGTCGCAAAGAAGAAAGATATCTTTTACCCGGACATCCAGCCGAATACGCTGGCGCGCTCCGGAGCCGTTTTCGGCGCCATGTGATGCTGACGGCAGCACAATGTATGACAACTCGGGTACATCGCCCACAACTGTTGGTCCCAACACTCCATTTGAAGAGAAGCCTACCCTCAGATTAGACCCAGTGGAAGTATTCTCGACAATAACCCATTGAGAGATATACGGAAAAGTAACTTGATAAGGCGTGCCGTCGCTCTTTGGGATTAAATCTGTTACACTGGCACTCATGTATGGTATACCGCTTACTTGATATGCACCTACACTACCCAGACCAGCACGGTACTTAAAGTTTTTAGGATCATAACTCATTTATCTTTTCCTCTCTTCTTCTAAAAGTTTTTTTCTATTTTGCTCATTAAGTCTTTTAACTCTGAGCTTTTTCTTATGACGAACAACGGAGGGTTTTTCATAGAATCTTTTCTCAAGAACTTTTTCCATGATCTTCTCTTTTTTGCACTTCTTAAGAAAGCGTCTGATCGCTCTCTCAATCGGTTCTCCACGTTTTACATAAGTCTCTACATTAATTGGCTTTCCCATTTTTACACCATCTCTTTCCATTTTGAACTAAAAAATGCACTTATATCCACGCCCGGGTCGGTTGGAGCATAAGCGTCCAGGGGTGAGGATGCAGGCGCTGTTGACCCGGGGGATCCCCCTTTCCGCATCGGCTCAGTGCCCTCGAAAAGATTAACCCCATTAAAAGAATCTCGACCAATTGCATCCAGCATTTTCTGCTTGGTCTCCTTCAATTTACCTTTAGCTTTTTGTTCTAGCTCCACCCTAGGCTTGGTATCTAAGTTTTCCTGTACCATTGTTGGAATATTTGTTTCTTCAGGTCGAGGGGCCGCGGCACTTTTCATTACCTCGCTTATTAAGCCAGAAAGAGCACCCTCTTCAAAAATAACTTCCTTTATGCACTCTTTGATGAGAGGCTTAAGAACTTTTTTTAATTCATTTTTTTTCATAATTAATAATATTATCTATCAAATAGTTGATTTTATCTTCCTTGGATGAAAAGCCTCCCTCTTTGTGCTCCTTCAGCATGAAGGCATCAGGGGTTGATGGTTCTGAAACCATGTCAAAACAGATAAGCTGGAGGTCTGGTTCAACTATTGTTCGGCCATGCTGTTGTTTTACCGAGCCGAGGGCCCTTGAGGAAATACCCATCTTCACACCGGACTCAACGAGTGATTTAAGAATGTTCCCTGATGGAGTGGGTAGGATCTCAATCTTGCCCATAACCTTTTTGCCGTCCCACCAGATGTCGGTGACGATGTGGGAAACATTCTGAAGGTTCACTACTGAACTATCAGGATGGTCTAATTCCCCCATGGCTCGGCGGTCCTCAACCATATCTTGATATCTTTCAATCTCGCGCCTCAGAATATCCACCGGATACTCTCGGCCATTTCCATTTTTGCGATCAGCTTCTTGGAGTTTACCGGTCAGGATAACACACCCTTCCTTGACCCTTCTCTTCTCGTCTTCGGTTAGGAAGTCTTGGCAGATGCCGCCTTCGCAAAGCTCAAAGTACTCTCTTATAAGATATTTATTCTGATTACTCATTTAAGTTCTCCATGCCACGCTCGCCGTGGCGTGAGCATGCAGCCATTTCTGCAACGACGCACAGGTTGTAGTTTCCAGATCTTATTCATTTTCTTTATTAACCCCCATTTGAAAACCACTATCTGCTATGATCATGGTCATTATATAAGAAGTGCCCGAAGCTAACCAACTTAAAATAAAAAGATTGGCTAGATTATAGTCAAAGGTAAATAGTTCTGTACACCCATTTATTCCAAACAAAAAAGTGCCAGTCCAGAACCCAACGCACATTGGGCAGTGAAAAAAGCCTTTAAAGATTTCCTTTGATGGCCTTATGGTATCAAAGATCTTACCATAAACTAAGATCTGGGTTAAACCATATGCGGTGAGAATAAAATATACAAGATCCATTTTTCCTCTTATTCGAACCGGTATATTGAAGATATACCATATGGGCTATAAATATAGCCCGGGCGTATTGATCCTTTGTTTCCGGACTGGGGAACCTCGCCCAACTCGGTTGAATTATATTCAGAAGGATTGGTTAAGGAATCCTCAAAATCCTTTTCATACTGGTCTAGGTTCTTCAAGAAACCTATTTCCTGTTGTAAAAACTTATACAACGAATATAAAACTATATTGAGAACATTGTGATCATCTGAGCCTGGGTATATAGCTTCCATTGACCCATGAACTGACCCTACTTGAACTGTCTTCGGATCCACCAGACCAGAACGACCTAAGTGTTTAAAGAAATTGTCTTGAATATAATAGGTTGTATCTGTGATCTCCTCTTTTGGAAATAAAGTTATCTTCCTTCTGCTGGGATCGATCACAATATCGATCTCTGGATGGTCGAAAACTAAAATTTTTCCATCGACAGTCTTCTTCGCATTCAAAGTTATTGTTACGGAAGGCAACCTAGGATCAGTACCTTCCGGATTTATTTTTACAACTAGTGCCATCTATTCTTGTATCTCTTTTATTAAACTTTGAATGTTGAGAACCTGATGTACCATGCCATCATCTACTTTTTGAGCTTTGAACTCTTTGATAATATTGCCAACCTTCTTGAGGTTTTGATGTAGATCTTCGTTCACGATCATTTCTGGGTCGCTTAATAGTTCGTCTACCTTCTTAGCCAATCTCTGAACTTCCTCGTTCATAAAAATCTTCAATTCTAAGCCGTTATCTGAAAAAGAAGTAATATATTTACTGAATAGCGCCTTTTGCTCCTCCAGGAGTTTATCTCCATACTCTTCATTGAATCTTTTGACAAACTTCTTAAACACTATCTTATCAACGGTTGGCATTGACGACTCGTCGGTCATTTCGTCGGAAATAATATTGTCAATGATTTTTGATTCTAAGAGAACTCTAGATTTAATCGGCCCTTTCTCATTAAAAATTTGCTGAATGGATGCCAAGCTTTTATAATTGGGGACAAAGATGGAATATGCATCCTTAGAGATAAGTTTATTTATTTTATCAATAAGCTTAGACTGCTCGTTAAACAATTTTTTCTTGTTGATACCTAGATACGTACGCTTTGCTTCATATAAAAGCTTTTCGGCTAAAATCCTATCGAGACCTTGCTTGTCTAGGACGGCACGATAAGCATCCAATTCTTTACGTAACAGGGTACCTTTTCTAAAATGTTCCTTTATTATTTCAATGGCTATTTTCTTTTTTTTGCCATCGCCCTCAAGGACACTTTTTGTAATGTGTCGCACTAGCACCTCGTATAAAAAGGCAGTATTACGTTTTTTGTTATGCTTAAGCCTCATCTTTTTGCTCCATTTGAGAAATCAGATTGTCTACCTCAACACTAATCCTAAGTAGTTCTTCCTCTTCGTTATTATAGATAGTATCTTTATTTTCTGTTAATCCAATGGCTACCTGATGTCCGGGAACAATAGCACGCATTGTTGTGCCAATCTTTTCGGGTGCCGTATTTTTCCTTAGATTTTTACGACGAGGGCCGGATGTAGTGCGGCCGTCGTCGGTCTTTGGTATATACCACTTGTCGTTCGAATCTTCAGTTGTCGTTTGGGTGACTTTTCCAAAAGCATTCTTCTTGACCCTTTTTGTAGGTTCGTCTCTCTTGCCTGCGGGCTCAGCCAGGATAACGTCATCGGGGCGGTCCTCGTCACCAGGGGTGCCTTCTTCTGAAGTTTCTTCGTCGGTGTCTATGATCGGCTCTTCATCTGGGATTTCTTCGAAATCATCGCCCAGGATTGTGCTGCCGGCGCTTTCTTGACCAACTGCCTCAGAGGCATTCTCAAGCGTAGCTTCAAACTTCCTATCAAAGAACATTTCCCTCTGATTTTTTACAATTTCTTCATCAGAGAGGTTAAAGATATTTTTCGATACCCAGTTTCTACTAAAGTATCCTTCTGTTGCAGCTGATGCGATCTCAAACTTAAGTCGCCAGTGTTCTAGCTCCTGCATACTGGCGATCTTAGATGGGTTGCCTAGACTTAGCTTAAAAGACACCAAGTCCTTTGCGCGGTACCCTAGAATATAAAGATGTACAATACCAATCTTTTCAAGCTCTGTAACAACAGAACGCTGAAGTCTCTGAATTGTTCTGGCAAAACGAATGTCTTTTTGTGCCAAATTATTTTTATCTTCCATCGACTCAGAAGAATTAGATATATAAGCCGCTGGAATCTTTAAGGCTGAAAATAATTTATCTCTCAGATATTTAACATCTTCCACATCGCCAGTATAGGAGCCTCCTGCCAATGTTTCAATCTTGGAACTTGCGCCGGCTCTTGTCGGAATATAATAATCCTCTTCAATGCTTAGGGGATTATAGCGGAGATCAACACGGCCGGTTTTATTATCGACAACCTGATTCCGTTTCATCTGAGTTACAACCTTTTGCATGTATTGCTCAACCTCAGCGACAGGAATATTCCCAACATCAATATAAAAAACGCGTCGTTCCGGTGATCTTACAATCCGATAAGCCATCATGGCATCTTCTAGAAGAATTAATTGGCGCCAGATTCTTCTCGCAGGGTCTAAAACTGAGGTGCCGTACGGGGCAAACTTATCATTCCCTAAGATTCGAAAATGCGCAATTTGCCAATTCTCAAAAGTCATCCCGCCAGAATTCCACTGAAACTGTACGTAGTTGGGGTTTGTCTTGTCTTGGGCCTCCAATCTTTCAAGTTCATGAGATGGCAACCCAATTGCATTTGTTACGCCACGTTCGTCATCAATGTCCAGATAGAGAAACAAATCACCAAACTTGCACATTGTGCGACACCAGCCAAACAAATTGAATTCTAGGTTCAAAACATTATTATAGAGCGTATCTAATATTGATTTTATTTCATGATTATGGCAGTCTATTTTCAATAACGAATGCAGTTCACTAGATGTGGTCATTTCGTCGGCATATATATCTATTGCGCTGGCAATCTCCGGAGTATATTCCATCTGATTAAAATCCGCATATCTCTCAGACCTGCCTTGATTAGCCAAAATTTCGGCCTGTAGGTGGTCCAGGGGGTTGTACGCAGATTTTTTAAATTGTTGACCGCTGGCTGATCTAAAACGATATTTATCGACTTGTCTGCGTGACAGATTTCTCTCTGTCTGCGTGCGATAACTAACAATCGGCCCAGATAATAACCTAGTAAGCCTTCTAAATAATTCAGATCCGGAATTGCGCGGATTTTGATTTCTTCTATTTGTATAATCCATTATTAACCTTTAATCAACCACAAGAATTCATGTTGCTGATCTATTGTATCACTTTTCTTGACACTTTTATACCCCCTTTGGCCAGGGATACTAGTATTAAAGTCGGATGTGGTCTTGAATATCGATTGTAAAGATGTTTTAGTATATTCCAGCTGTTGTTTATCCACCACCAAAGCAGTATCACGGACCCAGCACCCGATTGCGCAGGCCATTATCAAGTCATCATTATAACCACGTTGAGCCTGGGGCTTGCCATTGTTCCAAATAAAAGTTGTCATCTCGTTCAACATCCTCTTAGAATATACAGTAATTAGTTTATTTCTTACGAATTCTTCCAACTTAGCTATAATAAGAGGGCGGGTCTTGTTTGTGGTCGAAAACCCGGGCACTGCATTGTTGGCAAACTGCGCACTCACAGAGTCAATATATTCATGACTAGACTTGATTGAGTAATAGATATTTGGATATTCCTTGTCCTTGAGTTTCTCCAAAACAGAAAACCCAACGGAGTTATTTTCCACTACCATCAAGCAATTACCATACTCTTTGCCAGTATTGAAAAGAAGCTCGCTGAAAAAGTCAACAGTTATCTTTCCATGATATTCGGCCACGAGCTCCATGGTCTCCAGCTTAAAGACGTGAAAAGAGGAATAATCTTGGCCGTCTCCTCGGGCAACATCAGCAGCAATCATATATGAATTTGTATTCTGGTATTGTTCCCAAATCCATAAGTTTCTATCAACTCCAGTTCGATACCGTGGGTCACAAAGATTTTCTGTTACTCTCTCTATGTCCTCTGATGTAAAAACAGTTTCTCCAGATGTATTAAAATTGCACTCAAGCTCTTGAGCAATTTGACGTCTAGACATATTTCTGGTCTCTTTTCTAAACCACTCCATGTCGCGATCCGGATGAGTTTCCCACAGAAGCTTTGTATTATAAAAGTCGTTGTCTCCAGCTTCGCTCTCTACATATGTCTTATGAAACCAATTTCCCACACCATTTGGAGTTGATAAAACAATGCATCGACCTCCAGTAGATAACGTGGGGTATAAGCCAGTCCAAAGATCACCCATGCCTTCAATGTGGGCGGCCTCATCAACAACCAGGAGAGACAGTGCTTCTGAACGGCCAGCATCTCCGGAGGTAGAGATGGCCTTAATGGACGATCCATTTGAGAGTTCAAAGCTAGTACGATTATCAATTGTAATATCTGCCACCTTTATCCATAGAGGCAGATTTTTCATAATACTTTTAACCTTCTTAACAAGATTTGAAGCTGTACCAAACTTAGTTGCCATAACAACAATATTCTTATCACGATAAAAAAGCATTAGCCACGAAATATATGCAGCAGATATTGTAGATATACCTAACTGGCGCGCCTTCAAAATGATATTGAAACGATAATCATTAAAGTCATCTAAAAGTTGACTTTGAAAATCATAGGTTTTAAATGGAACTAGGCCCCGGATTGGGTGAGATATCTTTGCGTAGTTATTTATGAAATATTTGGGATCTTTCCCTGCTTTGACAATTTCTCGTATTGTTTCTTTTTTTGTTAGCATATCTCATTTTAGGACATATAATTTGGATGCAGGCGATCTTCTGGCATATTTGATCTTAAATCAACTACAAAGGCATTTTGGATCTTATCAAAAACCAGCTCCATAACCTCCTCCAGTTCTGCATCTGAAAAGCGGCCGCCAATGCCACCTGGGCCCTGGGAGGCTTGTTCTGCGAAGTGCCTAGATATTTCTCTAATCTGCTCAACGCTATAGGCAGAAAGCATTTCCATGATTACAGCATCAGACAACTGCTCGAAAAGGTTCTCAAACTCGCCGCGCATTTCCTGATTTGCAGTCACATTATCAAATGGTTCAGCAATGGTTGCTCCAGTGTTAAACTGGCCGTCTTCCAAAAGCCTTTCTACCTCTTCTACTATAAGTTTGTAAAATTCTTTTTTATTCATCGCTAAACTTTCCTGAAATCCATGTTCGAATAGATTCCTTTAGTTGATCTTCTGAGGATGAGCCGTTTTCTGCAACATCACCTAGCCCGCCGATCTTATAACTGCAATTGGCAGTAACCCAGCATCGGATCTTACTCATATACTCTAAGTGTGCGGTGGGCTCGCCCTCCATCGTAAGACTAAGCTTGTTGCCGGTAATCTTTTTATATTCTTTTTTGAGAAAGTTAGCGATATCTTGAATCATTTGTGCCACATCACTTTCAAAAGTATGGCCATGGACCTGTGAGATATCAACCTCTGCGTGATAACTGATAATCAGCATAGGGCCACTAAACCTTACCTTAAACCCATCCATGACTCGTTTGTCGAGAATTGGATCACCCTCTTCCCTTTTCAAACCAATCTTAACTGGCTCTCCATCAGCATCAAGTGCACCATCATAGGTATTTGACACTACTTGCGAGATACCACGAATAATTTCTAATGTTGTTGCCATAATTTAGTTTTCCTTTTATCTACTCGGGTCGCCAACCAGACTCCCAACGTTTCTCCCTATCCTCAACCCACTCAACATAGCACGTAAAACAACAATCATATTTGTTCATATATAGATCGTCTTTTTTGTCAAACGAATAGGTCTCACAAACTGGACAAACCCTTTCTGAGTCTTTACTAAGTAGTTTTTTAGAAATTAAAAAGCCATCAACTTCAACTTTGTCCTTGGCTTCCTCGATTGAACGTTGTTTTTTGTGAAGTTTCTTTATCTGATCAAGATATTCTTGTTCTTTCTCGTCAGTCCAGCCGGCCTTTGGGTTTTGAATTGCTTCTTCACCATATTTCTGTGCTATGGCCTTTTCTACCTTAGCAATATAATTTAAATCTTTTTTTGTCATTCCGCTGATGTGGTCTTTTTTCTTACTTCGACCCAAACAAAGTCGCCATCCTCAACAGGTGATCTAACCAAGCCCCACATCCAACCTAAGTTCTTGTTTTTTTTCCTTATCCAGAAATAGTCGCCAGAGAGGCCGTATCTAGCATGATCTGGGTCTGGGGTGAACTCGGCTTCGATAACCCCATCCTCGACGGCTTGTAGATAATCATCCAGGAGCACAGAGGCTCTCTCGTACGTATCCGGTTTTAAGTCAGCATCTGTTGGGCGTGTAAAACCAAATAAAGGCTGGCCCGTTTGAAAAACAACTCTAGCTATCTTATATCCTATCGACCTTCTTTCACACTTATAATTCATTTTACACTCCTAAAAAATATTAAGTAAAGCTTTTTTGATTATGCAAGAAATATCCCGGGCTAGTAAAAGTTGCGCTGCGGTCATGCGTCTTTTGTATGCAAAACCCTTCTACTGTGCCATCTGGTGCGCGCATAATTTTTCGTGTATATACGCCGGCGCATTGTGTCATCTGCCTCCAGTACCCCATTGCAGTGTGTGGGGTCGAGTTCTGGAACACGTGGAGAGGCAATAATACCTGGGTGCCGTCGCCGGCTCGAAATGCATTATAATCTGTAGTAAACTCGTCAGCGATTTCATCGCTAAAATGTTTCAAAGTTTGAAGTTGCACCCAAGCAAGCGAACCACTGTCCCAGCAAAAATGCCTATTACCGTAACCATCGTTAGTTGCCGTGTTGCTTCCGGGCCAGAAGCGGACGTCAGAAGACGCGTCGATATCAGTTGGTGGATCGTTTGATGTTCGGAAAGGTGTGTATCCACTGGAACCTACATCAGAGCCCTGAGCTATCCCGAACATTCTACCAGGAGACCCATGAGAAGCAGTCGTTGAGTACGGAACAAACACGGCGCCGGCCATAAACAAGCCAACTTCATTTTTATTGTAGCTTCCAAAGTCTTCGCTAAATTGGCCGTAAAGCATTTCTGCATTTTCAATTAGAAAAACGCCGCCCCCACCACCTTTTAGCTGGTGTGACCCGTTGGCAGATGCATGGGCACTCATCCAGCCAGAAAATCTAGCTCTTACGGGGTATATTGCGCCGCCTCCGATGCCGTGTCTCCAGTCTCCGGGGGCGGGTCCTCCTGAGCCGTCGAGGGAGCCTGTGGCGATATAATTCTCGTGACCAGTACACTCACCAGCAAAAGGTGCTATACCGACATAAAGCATTGGATCGTAGGAGGTCCATGTAGCAGTTGTGCAATTGGTGGCCATGTCGCTAACATGCGGGCCCTCGGTTTGACTAGTTGCATCCCCAGTTATAAAAACAATCCTCATATCTGTATAACTAGCGGTGGTTGAAGTAGGAGCGACTATCAATGAAGGATAGCTGCTACTACCAATCGCATCATTAACCACTTTCCAGTATGAGGCAGAAACCACAGACTGTGATATAGCAGTCAAAATATTTACTGGGTGGCTTCCTGCACTGTCGTTTGTAAATGAACGAATATCTCCCATTTTCCAATATAGTTGTGGTAATTGTGCCATTGTTTGTAACTCCCTCGGTCTAAATTAGCTCTCGGCTATGCATTGCGAATATCAACTTTCAGCGCTGCTGTCACTAGCATTTATACTTGCAAGTGTTGCAACTGGTTCGCCATCGGCGTCGTCGGACCCAGAAACAGTCAGGCCTGAGCCCTCCAGCATCCTCCAGTACCCCTGTATATCGGAGCCTGAAACATCAGTTGCTGGGACGCCGTCTCCAGAGTTATATAGAGTGGTAACATCAGCGCTATTTAAATAAACATCCCAAAAGCACACTTCAGTTATGTTACCAACCCAGCCTCGGTCAAGGGCTCCATCGGGATCTCGGTAACTGTCTCTAAGACCAATTGTAAATGATCCAGAGGTATCCACGGTATAGCTATCGACAGCATGCTTGTTGGACTGTAATGTACCGTTGATCCACATTTTGCCATCCTTATTTCCTTCAGAATCGGGGTCCGACTGTGCACAAACAATATGATACCATGTGTCCGTAGTAAGCGCGCTCGGGCTATTTGTTGCCTTCCACTCGCTGGTTGCGCCGTCTGTTATATTCCAATATGGTTGTTGGTTGTTATATACATAAAAAGAAGATCCATTGGCGTAACCGCCAGCCCCCATGCACCACACAGTACGATTATGAGAATCGCCGCCAGTTTTTTTAACCCAAGCTTGAATAGTAAAACTCATCGCCTGATTGATTGCTGCTACGTGCGGAATATCTAAAAAACCAAAGGCAGCATTATCGTTGGTAGTATCATACTCTGTTTGAGGAAAATAGATACTTCCGCCGGCGGTGGCATTTGGAACTTCAGTGGACCACTCCGGGAGACCGGGCTGTACCCGTACTGTTCTAACTACCCCCTCCTCGTCTTCAGTTGTAGTCGTCGCGGCTGGTATTGCGACAGTCATTATCTTTTTAAGAGCCACTTGATCCCTCCCCATTATTAACGGCATACTCTGAGTTCCTCATCTTTTCACTTAACTAGTTTCTAGTCAGAAAGAGCGTCTGAAGCCACGTACAACACCCCCAGACACATAACAATGCCGGACAAAAAACCGCCGGCATACCACCACATTGAATAATCCTTCTTATCTACCGCAATTTCTCTTAAAACCTTAATTTCCTCATCTTTGATTTCAAGAATGCTATCATACTTAAATTGCAAGCCATCAAAACTTGCCTGTAAGCTGTCATACTTAAGTCCCCATTCCGCGTCTTTCCTCTTTCCTAAATAGTCTAATTCTAGCTTAAAACGCTCAGTATCTGCCTCTACTTTTGCTGTCATCTTTGAAAACGCCCAGGCATCGAGCAGAATACCACCAAATGGGACGCGTTCTCCTTTCTCAACATTAGTAATTTTTGCGGTAGGGACTGGTTCGTCTTGCGCAGGGGCCGATGCGGGACTCGCTGTAGCGATTGCGATAAGGAATACTGAAATTATTTTTTT